CATGTGGATCGCCAAATAGCCGCCGTTGGTTTCGCCGTTTTTGTCGGAGTAGTCGGCCACCAGCCAGACGTCCGAAAAGTCGCTGCTGGAAATGTCGTTTTTCGGCGCGATCTTGCCCGATGCCTCCCCCGCAGCCGCCACCATCGCCTTTGCGCTGGTCGCATTGACGGACACAAAAGTGCCGGACAGCTTGACCTCCCACGTGTCCAGCCGCTTCAGCTCCATCATGTTTTTGGGGCAGTTGTCAATATCCTCGCCGAAATCCGTAAATGTGGGCGTGGCGGTAAAGTTGATGCCGCCGGTGGTGGCGCCGATAATGGCGTCGTCCGAAATGGTCGCCGTGGACGGCGTAAAGGACGACAGCAGCAATCCGGCATTAAATACCAGCTCCTTAAATACGTCCTCGCGCATTTTCGTAAATTTCATCGTTTTCCCCCTTATAAAGTGTTAAAAATTGCGGAAATGTTCAGCTGCCGCAATTTGATGGATTGGTCGCTTTCGTGCGCGGCATTGATGCACCAGGGTTCCCCCCGCAGCAGCCATACCGCCCCGCGTTCGCACGGCAGCTGCACCCCGCCGCGCCCGATCGCCCGGGCAATTTCCTCCGCCTTGGCGTTGGGTTCCGCCTCTTTTTCCGTGTGGTACCAAAGTCTGCACGTCAGCGCCACCGGCATATCCCCCCATCCGCCGGTGCTGACGGAATAGGTAAGGTATGGCATCACCGTGTCGTGGGGCACCGCCGTGTCCGGGTAGGCAGGCAGGCCGAAGCCGGAAAAGAACTGATACAGCGCCTCTGTGGCCGTCATGTGGTCAGCTCCCATCGCTCCGCCGTCACCTGGCACATATCCAGCGTGCCCACCGCCGGGGACTGCTTGTCCGCCCCATTTCCGGTCACGCGAAAGACCGCGCCATCGGAAAGCCGCTTAAACACGTCGTGGAAGGCCAGCGGCGTTGCCCGCCGGGTGGTCACCGTGTACACGCTGGTCACCCCTTCTTTCTCTGCGATCCGCGCCTGCATGGACGTGTCCAGGATCACCGCCGCATCAAACTGCGCCCCCGGTGTCCATTCCACCGTCCAGCCGCCCTCGCCGTCCGACGTGCGCACCTTTTCCATCAGCACGCAGCTGCTATTCAGGTAGTAATCAAGCAGGCTCATAGTTTCCTCCATTGCCGCAGACGCGGTGCAAAAACCGTCTTCCACCCGATCCCCTCGGTGCCGCCCGCCCCGGCGCTGCCGCCGGATCGGGTGTAGGAGTACCCCCCGAAGGATTCGCTGGTGTACGGGCTTTCGATCACTTCTGCATTTTTGCCGATCCATGTGTTGATGTCATGCTGTATCGCAATGATTTCATCCGGGATGCACAGTTCGGTCACCGTGCCTGTAAAGGTCTCGTCCTTCAACCCGTTTTCCCCGTAGATGTGTATACCGTCATTGCGGCGGCTGCCTTCAACCAGGTAGTAGTCCCCGATTTCAAGCCCGGGGAGGGTGATTTGCCCTCCCCGGATCGGCGTACCGTCAAAATGCCATTGCAGGCCGGGGAAGAAATTCCGCAGATAGCGCAGCAGCGCAAGCAATGTGATTTGTTCCGTGCCCTCCATCGTCAAAACCCCTTCCCCGCCGTGTTAGGTCTTGGCAGCTACGGTGGCGCTGCCGGCCTTGATAGCCTTATAGCCGGAGTCCGCCTCCACCACGGTGATCTTCTGCCCGTTGGTGGCGGTAATTTCGCTCGTGCCGTCCCAGGCCGTCCAGGTACGCACATTCTGCCCGTAGGTCACGGTTTCCGCGCTGGCGCCCACCTTGTATTTGTAGACATTGCCCGCGTTGGCCTTGGCAGGGGTGACGGTGATCGCGGTGTTGCCGCTGGTCTGACCGGCAGCGGACGCCACCGTCAGGGTGCCGATGGTGGAGCCGTTGTCGCCGCCGCCGATGGTGGCAACGGCGATGCCGTCCAGATACTCCGCCCACAGCTTCATGCCCATCAGCGCGTACATGTCGCCGGTGGCACGGGAGTAATCACCCTCCACGTGAATGCCGATCAGGTTGGTTTCGCCCTGCACGGTGTAGTTCAGACCCAGCTTTGCAAAATCGCTGTCGCCGGGATCGATGTAGTACAGGTCGATGTTTTCCACCGGCAGCGCGATCACCCGGCCCCTGGCAATGTACTTTTCGGGCAGCAGGAACAGCGTCCGGTAGCCCAGGAAGCTTTCCACATAGGTCAGGCCGAAGGCGGTCTGCATGGTGATTTCCTTTTCGCCCAGGTAGTCGTACAGATCCAGGATGTTGGCAAAGCCCACGACCTCGGTCACGTCCTTGTCCATCTCGGCAAATTTGTTCAGCACATTGCCCTTTGCCAGCGCCAACGCCTGCTGGAAGGTGGTCGCCGCCACGGACAGGGTGCCGGTGTTCAGGAATGCGTAGAAATCACCCAGCACCTTGTTCTGCAGGGCGACCAAAAACGCATCGTCGGTCTTTTCCACCGCCACCTGTGCGCCGTATTTTGCCACGCTCTCGATGGTCACGCTTTTGGCGTGCTTCGCCACCTCGATGTCGCCATACGCCACGGGATCAACCTTCATTTTGGTGAAGGGGATCTCTTCACCTTCACCTACGGACGTGCCGCCCTGCAGGGTGCCGTCCACGCTGGCCTTGTAGGACACCAGCTTCGTGCCGGGTGCCTTCCGGATGGGCCGCATAATGCCCAGGATGGTGCGCAGCGCGTCCCAGTTGTCGTTAAACCGGGTGACAAAATCCACCTCGCGGGCGGATACGTTAAACTGCGTCGATTTGGTTACATTTTCCTTTGCTGCCATTTGGTAGCTCCTTTCGTCATCAAAAATTTAGTTATTTTCGCTTACCATGCTCTGGGCAAGCGCCGCCTGCCGCTCGGCGGTAGACAGGATGTACCGGCCCTTGTCATCCTTTTTGTAGATTTCAGCCCGGGTTTTTGCTCCGCCGGTAGTGTCGGGCGGCGTCTGGGTGTTGGTGCCGGTTTCGGACGTTTTGCCCACAAGCCCCTTGTAGTCCCCGGCAAGCAGCCGATCCAGCGCGGCGGCGTCCTTGATCTTGTCGCCGTCCAGCTCCAGCCCCTCGATTTCCGCCTTTGCCCCCCGGATCGCCATCGCCATGCTTCCCTCCGGGATGCCCTTGCCCGCAAAGTAAGCCCGCGCCGCCTTTTCCTTGGCCGCCGCGCTCTCCTTTGCCGCAATGCCCGCCTTATAATCGGCAAAGTCCTTGTGTTCCTTCTCGTACTTGGCCTTGTAGCCGCCGTCGCCGCCCTCCTTTTTCAGGTCGTCCAGCTCCTTTTGAACGCCGGGCAGCTTCTCCGCGTCTGCCTTGTACGTGCTGACCTGGTCCTTCAGCCCATCCACCGTTTCGGTGTGCGCATCAATGATCTGGTCAATTTTCTCGTCCTCGATGCCCATTGCTTTCAGCATCTTCCTGGTAAGTGCCATGGTTTCAGTCTCCTTTTCTTCGGCCCCATTCCTTCGGGGGCGACTGCGTTATCAAAAACCGCGCTGCTTTGCGGATTTTGCCGGAAAAATAAAAAAAGAGCCAAACAACACGCATTTTTGCGTATTGCTTGGCTCCGATTGCCCCTTCCCGCGCCCGATTACGCGGAAGAAGAATATTTGATTGTTTTTTTGACCTCCAGGACGATGTACCCGTCTCCCTTTCGCCGGATCTCCACATCGTTCCCGCGTTTGATAATGGCCTCGATCGCCTTTATAATCTCTTCATTCATTTTTCACCCTCTGATCGCGCGGGCGGTGTTGCCTTCCCATGATCCTATCATAACAAGAAACCAGCCCGTTTAACGCAAACTTTCGTGCGCGAAACGGGCCGGTTCAATTTTGTGGGTTATTTTATTTGATTCGGCGGGGCGTCCAGCCCCAAACACTGCTGCATCATCAGGAGGTGGGAAATGCAAAAAACAAAATAAATAAAGAGAGAGTGCGAAACCCTCTTTTTTATTTGCCCTCCATCTCGTCCTTCAGGACGTTGAGATACGTCCGCTCATGCCCCGCGATGGAGGGCTTGATAAACGGGTGCGCCCGGTTGCCTGCCGTCCAGTGCCATAAGCCTTGGGCATCCTGATAGCACCAGGGCGTCGGTCTGCCGCCTCCGTCCTCCGCGTAGATGCCGGTGCCCATCTCCTGGTATGCGGCATAGTTTACATCCGTTCCA